TACTTCACGCGATTACATCCGTGCAGCCGATGCTCAAGCAAGAAAAATCGAAGCAGCGAACGATTCGTTCACTACTAATCCAGCTTTTAGTCCAACTCAGTATGTATCAAGCGTCATCGATACATCTGTTAGGTCACGCCCAACAATCGATGCACTAGGCGGAGCGCGCGCCTTGGCTCCATCGGGCATGACAATTGCACATCCAAAAATCACCACAAACGCTACAATCGGAACGGTTGCGGAAGGCGCATCCACTGCGGCCACTCAAATTGTCTCCAGCTATGTAAATGCCACTGTGGTCAAACTGGCCGGAACTCAGATTTATTCGACAGAGCTTCTTGACAGATCAGATCCAAGTTTTTATTCAGCTATGTATGAGAACTGTCTGCGAGCTTACGCCAAGGCATCTGATGCTGCGGTTATTGCCGAGATTGTTTCAGGCGGAACTCAATCAACTGCCCAAGCTGCAACAATCGCAGGACTTCAGGCGTATGTAGCACAGGCTGCTCCGGCGGTATATGCGGCTAGCGGTGAGACTGCAACTGCATTCATCGCAGGCACAAGCGTCTGGTCACTTTTGATCGGAAGCCTGGACACAACAGGGCGAAGCATCTTCAACGCGGCTTCTCCTATGAACGCCAACGGCCAATCAACACCTCGCGGATTGCGCGGCGACATGATGGGCTTGGATCTCTGGGTTGACCAAAACATGGTCAGCACGACAATCGATGACGCAGCCTTCATTGTCAATCCAATGAGCATTGCGATTTACGAGTCACCAAAGTTAACGCTCTCAGTTAATGTTGTTGCGACTGGTGAAATCAGCACGATGCTTTACGGTTATTTTGCGACTAAGACCCTGGTTTCCGGTGGTTTGCAGCGTTATAACCTGACTTGATAAAACCCTAATCCGCTCACAGGGCTAGGAGGCCCTGGCCCTGTGAGCCTTATCAAAGGAAGGATGATCATGGCAGCGACATACACAACAATGCAGGAATTACGCGATTCACTTGGAATTGGCACACTTTATACAGACGCAACTGTGGAGGAGTGTTGTCAGACAAGCCAGGATCTTATTAATTCTTTTCTTTGGTTCAACACCGCTCCGATTGTAGCCACCGGGCGTTCTTCAAATGTAGCCACGGCAATCATCGCCAATCCTGGCCAGTTCGTAGTGGGTCAAGCCGTAACCATAAGCGGGTGTGGCGCGGGCTTTAACGGATCAAAGACGATTACCAGCACCAGCCCTTATCCATCGTCAGTTAACGCGCCATATCTTCCAAGCCGCTGGGTTTTTCCGCTTGGATACCAGTACATCCAATATGCAAGCACTGGCAGCGATGAGTTGATCCACCTAGTTCAACCGTATGGCTTGATGACTGGCCCGGACGATAAAACGGCAACTTACGCAAACACACCAGCGATTCGCTCCGCCTCTCTCATGTTGGCCACTAATATTTGGCAGTCCAGACAAGCTACACAGAACGGCGGAATGGGAATCGATGGATACACTCCGAGCCCATTCCGGATGTCCAACACTTTAATGGCAAGCATTCGTGGGCTTCTCGCTCCTTATCTTTCACCCGCAGGAATGGTTGGATGAACGATGCCTCCAGCAGCCCTGACTACGCTTCGAACAACAATAGCAACGGCTTTAGCCAATGCTGGTGTGTGGTCAACCTTCAGCTTTCCACCGCCAGTAATTCTTGCCAACTCAGTGATTGTTGCTCCAAGTGATCCCTACCTTGTGCCCTCGAACAACTCTCAAGCGTCTATCGCTTGCATGGCTAACTTTAAGATTATTATGACGGTTCCTTATCTAGACAATCAGGGGAATTTAAACGGCATGGAAAGCACCATTGTGGCCGTCTTTAATAAACTAGCTTCATCAACTTTGGTATTCAACATCACCGGCGCATCAGCTCCAGCAGTGTTGGATGCACCGAGTGGGCCCATGCTTACATCGGATTTCAATATTACCGTTCTCACCACTTGGTCATAGGAGATAAAATGAGCGAAACAAACGCAGAGAATTTGGCTTGGCTTGTCAAAGTCGGCCAGATCAAGGATACAAAGGCTGCTAAGCCAACGACAACAGAAAACGAGGAATAACACATGGCAATCTATCTAAATAACAATGTTGGCGTGAAACTTGCAACCGCAGCCGCGCCAACAGTTCCATCAATTGACATCTCAAGTTATGTGAGTGCAATTACTTTAACGCAAATCGTAGATGAGCTGGAAGTCACAACTATGGGTGATTCTGCCCACAAGGTAGTGGGTGGATTGCAGTCAGCCACTTTGCAAATCGACTTCTTTAATGACTGGGCCGCGGCTTCAGTTATGACAACTCTTCAATCAGCATTTGCAACGACACTAGCTGTCTCAATGATCACCGTAAAGGGAACAGCCGTCAGCGCAACTAATCCCACCTACCAGTTCTCAATCTTTGTCAACAACCTCACTCCAGTAGGATCCGGCGGAGTTGGCGATGAAGCTTCATCAAGCATTTCATTCACCGTAAACACAACAGTCACAGTTTCAACATCTGTGGCATTCTAAGGAGCAATAATGGCACGCTTGAAAATCACCAGGGCCTCTGGGGATGTGGTCGTTCCGATCACCCCAGTGGTTGAATATGCGTTTGAAAAGTACACAGGCAAAGGCATTCATAAGCAGTTCCGGGACGAAGAGAAGCAGAGTGACATCTACTGGCTGGCGCACAACGCGCTGTCTCGTATCGAGGTGATTCCTCCATTTGGAGAAGAGTTCTTGGGAACTTTGATCTCAGTAGAAGTTGTGGATGATGAGCCTGCAAAAAAATAGATCGGGGGAGTTTCACCTACCTAGTGGCCTCACTAGCGGTGGAATTACACATAAGCCCCACTGAGGTTTTAGAGTTAGATGAAAGAATGTTTAAGGCCGTGCTTCAAGTATTGAATGATCGAGCGAAGGAGAGGGCCCATGCCAGTCAACATAAGCGGCGTTGAACCCACTTTAAAGGCCATGCGTAAATTTGATGGAGATCTCTACAAGGAAATGAACAAAGAGATTAAAGCCGCAATGATAACAATTCGTGATAAAGCGCGGGCTGATGTGCCAGTCCCGTATCCAAGCTACTTATACGGCTGGGCAAAGGGCAAAAAAAGCACTGCGCCAAAAATATTTAATACGAGTGGGCGTGATCGGGCCTTTCCTCTTTATGACCCTTCAGAAGTTAAGCGAGGCATTGTTTATAAGCAAGGAAAGTCCAGTGTTAATCGGGCTGGTTTTGCAGCCCGTTATTATGTCTCCAACAATTCAGCAGCCGGGGCAATCTACGAGACTGCCGGGCGCAAGTCCGGAGCTGATGGACAAACCTGGGTGGGGCCAAAGGGATCTGGGCGCGATGTCAGCCGATCAAACAATCCGGATGCAGGTAAATTGTTTATAGGATCTATGGGGCCCTTATACGGTAAAGGCAAAGAACAAGGGCGTTTGATATTTAAGGCTTGGGAGCAAGATCAAGGCAAAGCTTACATAAGTGTAATAAAGGCAATTGATAAAGCCACGACAACATTTAACACCAGCGGTGGTGCTGGTACCCAATCCGGATATGCTCTGGGGGCCTAATGCCAAATTTATTAGTTAACGCCGTTGCTACTTGGAACGGCAAGGCTCTTCAAAAAGGCCAAAAACAAATCAGCGGATTTGATAAAACAGTTAAAGCTTTAGGCAAGTCACTGGCCAGCGCATTTGCGGCTCAAAAGGTCATTAATTACGGCAAGGCTGCGGTCACTGCATTTACCCAGGATGATAAAGCCGCAAAGGTACTGACAAAGACTTTAGATAATCTTGGCCTTAGTTTTGCTAATCCTGCGGTGGCGGATTACATAAGCCAACTTGAAAAACAATTTGGTGTTCTTGATGACTATTTGCGCCCTGCTTATCAGAAACTTGTTACCACGACTGGCGATTGGCAAAAATCACAGGATCTATTACGAACTGCCTTAGATCTATCCGCCATGAGCGGGGCCGATGTTGTATCGGTTGCATCAGATTTGTCCAAGGCATATGCTGGAAATACTAAGGGATTGCAAAAGTACGCACTGGGATTAAGTAAAACTCAGCTAAGTGCAATGTCATTTGAAGAAATCCTTTTAAGAATCAGCAAGATAAGTTCGGGTCAGGCTGCCCTGGCCGCTGATACCTATGCTGGAAAGTTAGCCAAGCTAGATGTAGCTGCGGCAAATGCCTCTGAAACAATTGGCGGGGCTTTGGTTGATGCCTTTGTGACTTTAGCCGGAGATGGAAATATTGACAAAGCCACGGCCAAGATTGATTTCTTTGCTCAAGCCTTAGCCACACTGATTTCTCCCACACGGATGTCTGAACTGTTAGCCGGAGTAGATTGGAAATTTGGAATCATCCCAATCACCAAGACACCCAACACAAACCGATCCAAAAGCCCAGCGGGAACTTATGCCAGAAATGCTGCTGAAATAGCTGCGGCAGCGGCAGCAAAAAAGCAACAAGCTGACATGCTGGCATTGACGAAGAAATCAGCTAAAGCTCAGGCAGATATGCTGAAACTAGCCAAGGCCAAGTCAATCTTTGATCTACAAAGAATTCAAATAGAAGCTGCCCTAAAGGGCAAAATCTCCGAAGAGGAGAGAATTCGCCTGTTATTAATGAGGGCAATCATTGAAGAAAATCAAACTGACATCGAAAAGTACACAAAAATGCTTAATGATGTTCAAGGCAAAGTGACCGAACTCCAGGAACTTCTAACTGAGGTTTATGCAATGGATGCGGGTAACCCTTTTATCTCATGGGAGATTGGCCTGGACGGGGTTCAAAGAGCCCTCATAACTATTAATGATCAGTCAATTGAACTGACAAATACCCTGGCTCAAAACTCCCTGGCGATGGGCTTATTGGGTGGAGCTTCATTCGCTCAGGCACTATCGGGAGCCCGTTATGCGGCACAAGCGGCTGCCCAAGCCGGGATTGTAGGCAACCTAGGAACTCTGCCACCTGCAACTTCGACAACTACAACCACACCGAGTGTGACTTCCGTGACGGTTAATGTTGCAGGTACTGTTACTGCGCAGGCTGATCTTGAGAAAGCAATCCAGGATGCAATCAACTCCTCCAATGCCAGTGGAAACTCAGGTGTATTGACACCTAAAACATGGAGAGCAGAAGTCTAATGGCACTTCCAGCAACTATCGGGGTTACAATTAACTTTAGCGATGGCCCAACTTATGGTTATCCATTCACCATTGGATCATCCCTTTATGGCGTATTGGGAGTCAACGAACTAGCTGGATCTTCTAGTTCGACTTTAATTCAAGACTTCTCAAATCAAACCACGCAAATTACCGTTCGAAGAGGCCGTGACCTTTTCACGGATGTTTATAACGGTGGCATGGCCACGGTAAAAATCCTTGATCCAAACGGGGATTTCAACCCACAGAACACAGCGTCTCCTCTCTTTGGTTATGTAAAACCCTTACGCAAAATACAAATAACTGCCACTTATTCCGGAACTACCTACTATCTATTCAGCGGTTACACATCCGAATACCGATACACCTACCCGACAGGCCAAGAAATCGGCTATGTCACCGTTTATTCCTTCGATGCCTTTAAGATATTTAACCTGGCCCAGATTGGCACAGTGGCCGATTCCGGCGCGGGCCAAGATACTGGCACAAGAATTAATCGAATTCTGACACAAATTGAATGGCCTAATTCCATGCGTTCAATTGATACCGGGGATACGATTTGCCAGGCTGATCCGGGAACAGCTAGGACTGCACTCCAGGCTATTCGTATTGCGGAATTCAGCGAATTAGGGGCTTTCTACATCGATGTTGGCGGCAACGCCGTGTTTAAAAGTAGGTCAGCCACCATCGAGACTATCGATGACACTCCCACCGTTTTTAATCAGACTGGGGGCATTTCTTACGCCAATCTTAAGTTTGCCTTTGATGACAAGCTGATTATCAATTCGGCCAACATCACGCGCATAGGCGGTACGACTCAGACCTATACCAACACTGCCAGCGTTGACACTTACTTTATCCATTCGGTGGCATCCAATAACTTACTTATGCAGACCGATGCCATCGCCATGGATCTAGCCACGGCCTATGTAAACAGCCGCAAAGACACCACTATCCGAATTGACTCAATGACTTTAGATCTTTCAACGCCAAATTACTCCGCAGGGGTCACGGCGGCTCTTAGCCTTGACTTCTTCGATAATGTCACTATCTCTAATATTCAGCCTAATGGGGATACAATTACGAAGACACTACAAATTCAGGGGGTCAATCATGACATCACTCCGAATTCGTGGTTTAGCACTTTCACAACGATGGAGCCAATCACCGATGGTTTTATCATTGGGAATTCAGAGTACGGGATCTTAGGCGTTTCAGCCTTGGCGTGGTAAAGGAGCAATAATGGCAACAGGATTTCCAGCAGCAACGGGAGATGTCCTATCGGCGGCGATGTTTAACGGCCTGGTGGCCTTTACTCTAAACGCTCAGACCGGCACGACATACACCTTGGTTTCAACCGATCAGTACCAAGTGCTAGTTCAAACAACTAATGCCGGTACAAAAACAGTCAGCATTCCAACCGATGCTACATACACATTCCCAACAGGCACGGTTGTTACATTTCTTAACACTGGAGCCGGAGATTTGACCGTGAACGCAGTGACAGCAGGAACAACGACAATAACAAGCGTTGGAGCAACCGTTGCAGCTCCTAAAATAGGACAATATAAATCTGCGGTAGCAATCAAAACTGCTGCAAACGCCTGGACTGTTTGCGGCGCGGTGTCTTAATGATTACGGCTTTAGTGGGTGCGCTATCGGGAAGTGGTAAGTCTCCAATAACTTCTATTGATTACTTGTTGATTGCCGGAGGCGGTGGAGGCGGCGGCGGGAATGCGGGCATGGGCGGTGGAGGAGCTGGAGGCCATATTTATCAAACGGGCATCACTGGTTTATTTACGGCAACTAATTACGCAGTAACAGTCGGAGCAGGTGGCACAAGCTCCGCAGGAAGTAGTACATCTGGCAACAACAGTTCTTTTAACACCTACACAGCAGCAGTTAAAGGCACAACGGGTGTGGGAAGCGGTACAGCGGCAACGGGTGGATCGGGTGGTGGCGGTGGTACGGACGGTGGAGGCACGGTTGCCTATGGTGGCGCAGGAACTGCTGGGCAAGGTAATGCAGGCGGTAACGGTGTTCTTTACAACACCGGTGGAGGTGATCCACGCAAGTATCTTGGCGGAGGCGGTGGAGGAGCGGGAAGCACGGGAACAACTGCGGTAACAACAGGTGGAGCTGGTGGTTCTGGAACGGCAAATTCAATCACTGGAACTTCAGTTACCAGAGCGGGCGGAGGCGGTGGAGGTTCAGGTGGAGAAAACGCGACTTATCGCGCTGCTGGAGCTGCTGGAAGTGGTGGAGGAGCTGCTGGTCGTATGGCTGACGGAGCAGTGAGTAATGCTGATGCCAACACTGGAGGTGGAGGCGGCGGTGGAAACTACAACGGAAACGCTGGTTATGTTGCTGGTTCTAATGGAGGCAGTGGAATTCTAATATTGCGTTATGCAAACACTTTAACAATTACAATTGGAGCGGGCTTGACAGGTACAACCGCAACTGACGGATCTTTTAAAGTGACAAGCATAACCGCAGGCACGGGGAATGTGAGTTGGTTATAATGGCGCATTATGCATTTTTAGATGAGAATAATATTGTCACCGAAGTTATCCCTGGAATTGACGAAACAGAAACCATTGAAGGATTAGATCCCGAAACATGGTATGGCAATTTTAGAGGCCAGGTATGCGTCAGGACTTCCTATAACGGCAATATAAGAAAAAGATACGCTGGGATTGGAATGTCTTACGATCCTGAAAGGGACGCATTTATCAATCCCGAACCAGCCAATTCCATGGGATTTGACGAAGAGACTTGCGATTGGATAATCCCGCATGGAAATTAGCCATAACGGTTGGCCAGCCTCGAAGAATCAACTAGAAATTGGAATTAAGAGTTACCCAGTGCCAGGCACAACAATCAAACTGCGGTGTGCAGAGGCGGTTGCGCCATTATTGATTGGACTAGCTGCTGAATTTCACGAGCTGATTGAGCCGTTAGATGTCGGATCACTTGATGACTGGGGATATTGTTACCGGCCAATCCGTGGGCAAACTGCCAAGTTGAGCAATCACTCATCCGGCACGGCTTTAGATCTCAACGCCTCCAAGCACCCCTTGGGGCAGACCAATACCTTTGATCCACTCAAAGTCCCCATGATTAGGGCCCTGGCTCATAAATACGGTTGCACATGGGGTGGGGATTATAAGAATCGAAAAGATGAAATGCATTTTGAGATCAGCATTAGTGCAGCCAAAGCGGAGGCATTAATTAAGAAAATACAAGGAGAGAAGAAATGAACTCACAACTCAAAACGGCGGCCTTGTCGTATCTCAGAGCTGCACTGGCATCAGTAGCTGCTTTATATCTTGCGGGAATTACGGATCCTAAAATCCTCCTTAACGCCCTTCTAGCAGGCTTCATTGGCCCGGTACTACGCGCCGTGGATCCAAAGGATGCAGCCATAAGCGTAGGCAAGAAGTAAGATGGAACTCCAGGCATGGGTCGCCGTAATCGTAGGCGTTATGGCGATTCTGTCTGGACTATACGCCGGGGTGCGGTTTATCGTGCGCTCAATCATGGCCGAAATAGGGCCCAAGGCAAACGGGCACAGCCTCAAAGAACAGGTCAATAGGCTGGAAGCCCGCCTAGACCATATTTACACCATTTTGCTGGAGCGTTAGACACGCCGAACGCCGTTGATGTCGTAAATCTTGTTCATATCGTCTATACTTGGTTTATCGCAACACGGCGATATAGACGGAGGGCCTCCAAATATGAAAATAACGCTGGAACTGACTCAAAACGACTTTGAGCATTTGACTACAACCTCGATGCGTTGGGGTAAGGATTGGGAAAGCAAAGCTGGTCGATTTGAACCAATCTTGGACAACACAAAGATCTCTTACGCCTGGGCCTTTGCCCACTGGGTTGATACATACGCCGATTACATCCTGGCTGCGGCATTTCTCAAATCAATTGCTGAAGCTCATGAAGCGGCCTTTGATATTGGCACAGGCGAAGTCGTAATCCTGACCGACTACGCCGGATCATGGAATGCGTTGTGAGCATCATGGAGCCGGAATACCTAAGCACTACTGAGATGGCAGCAATCCTAGAAGTCACTCCAGCAACCTTGCGCCGCTTGGTACGAGATAAAAAAATCACCGCATATAAGCCCCTTGGCGGGCACTATCGATTCGACATGGACAAGACGATTCAAACCTTCTGGAGAATGGAAAGCGAGGATTCCAAGTGATTGATTTTCTTTCGACTTTATCTGATGCGGGTATCTTCCTGGGATCAGTCATAGTTTTAGGCTTGCCAATGATTGCAGGCTACTTGTTGGGCAGGGAGATAGGCCTAGATCAAGGGCACAGAGCCGGGTTTGACTTAGGGAAGGCAGTGGGCAAGCGTGAAGCCGCCAACAGTCAGCGATAACGCGGTAATCATTGCACGCAACGCCAAGCGCACTTCCATAGATGCAGCA